TTTACCATACGTATTAAAAAACCTAAAAATGGTATAATTTAAACCATGTTCTTGATAATAAGATTTTAATAAAGATTCTCCAACATTTTTAACTATTGCATAAGGTAATCTAGAATTTATAGGAGTTGTGTTTTCATTTTGAGGAAATTTCATTGATTCTCCATAAACTTCTGAAGATGATGAATAAAATATTCTTTTAACTTGAGTATTTTTACACAAACTTAAAATATTATACAATCCATTAATATCATTTAATACCATAAGAGGATTTGTTAAAGTTCTTTGCACTCCTACAACTGCTGCATAATGAAAAACATAATCAAATTGTGTAGATAACATTACAGCAGAAATATCTTTATAATTATTTACATCACCTTTTATAAAATTACAGGATTTCAATTCATAAATATTTTCCTTTTTTCCTGTTAAAAGATTATCAAAAATTGTAATATTATATCCTTTAGAAAGTAATTCATTGCATAAATGACTTCCTATAAATCCCGCGCCTCCTGTAATTAATATATTATCCATAAATTAAGTTACTTTTATAGTGTTATAATTTTTTTCCAAGAATATTGTGGATTTAATAAATATTCCCCACAATACTGATTTAAATTCATTATATAATCTATGTTTTTTAAGATGATGCTTTTTAATACTTTCTTCTATCATTGCATATGATGAATCTGGCTGATCATACCATTCTATAGGATGCGTATATGAATTCCATTCTTCTATATAACATTCTGCATAATCATGAACCATAATAACATCATTAATTTTTAAATATGAGCTAAACATTCTAAATTCATCTTCTTTATATCCTCCATCACATAATAAAAGTATTCTTTTATTTTTTTCTGACATCAGTTCCTTAAATTCTTTTAACCATTTTTCATCCCACCAATTTCCCCATCTAGTATCAAGACCATGATCTTTTGGAAGTTGAGATAAATTAATATCAATATCATAAGATATTAATTCAGTTTCAAATTTTTTAATTCTATGTAAATATAATGTAAGACCACCTGTAAATGTTCCTAACTCTATAATTCTATCAAAGTCGTTAATAATTTTAGGAAAATATTTAGTTATATCAGGGTGTTGTAAAATCGGAACTCCTTCAAAAATATATTCTCGGTGTTTACAAATTCTATTTCCAGTGTCAATAATTTTATAATTCATTTTTCTTTTTATCACCAAGTGTCTTTTTGATTTTTCCAATCATTAAATTGTTCTTTTCCTCCTCTTACTTCCCAATCTGAATCTATAGTAAGTTTTGAAGAAAATCCTCCACGAACATTAAATTCCATTGTAATTCGTAATCTTACAGGTTCATATACTTCTATAATATGATCATAAACAACATTTATTAATCTTTCATAAGAAATTATAATATCACGATATTGATAAAAATATTTTTTTAGAGATTTAAGTTCTATAACTTTTTTATCAGCATAAAAATCAATATAAACTTTTCCAAAGTCTGGTTGTTGATCAACGCCTAAAAATGTTAGCTCTTCACTCTTTATACGATTTTCATAAGAGCTTTCATTAGGATTAGGCATGCTCTTTAATATACTTTTATCCGCAGATTTCCAAAATTTCTTTTCGTTCATTTTATAATGTTAATGTTATAATTTTTTCCCAAGGATATTGTGGATTTAAGAAATGTCCCATAGAAGCTACATTACTATATTTTATAGTTTTATGATCATTTAATTTTAAATAATCAATAATACTTTTAGGAGAAAGATCAAAGTTTTTATTTACTAATTTAATTAATTGTTTTTCAGTTCTATAGCCTTTTTCGGTTTTAATGTTTATACTAAATGGTTCTGTATGTCCTATAGCATAAGATAACTGAACTAATGCTTCTTTGGCATATCCATTTGCGACTATATTTTTAGCAATATGTCTAGCCATATAAGTTGCTGAACGATCTACTTTTGAAGGATCTTTTCCACTAAATGCACCGCCTCCGTGAGGTGCAAATCCTCCATAAGTATCAACAACTATTTTTCTTCCTGTTACACCTGCATCAGCTTCAGGACCTCCTATCCAAAATCCTCCTGCGCTATTAACAAAAATGTCAATATCATTTTTATCATCAACAAAATTTCGAGATAAACTTAGCGTCGGATCAATTATTTCCTTATTAATAATTTTTCTAACATCTTTAATAGATAATTTTTTTGAATGAAATGAAGATAATATAATTTTGTTTATTTTAGGATTTTTATTTCTGTTATATAAACAACAAACCTGAGATTTATTATCTGTATAAATACCCTCTATTTCTTTATTTTTTATTTTTTGATTTAACAATAAAAGAAGATCTGAGGCAAATACATATGGTAATGGTAAAAAAGAACTAGTTTCATTAGTTGCATATCCAAACATAATTCCTTGATCACCAGCACCAATATCTCCATCTTCTTTTCTAACTCCTGTATTAATATTTTCTGATTGAGGTTTAATATAAATATTAATATCTAAATTATCTGACCTAAAATCACATGAAATATCTGGATTATATCCTATAAAATCAACAAGCTCAATAATTTCTTTCTTTAAAATAGAATTTTTTATTTTAGCTTTACTACCTATTTCTCCGGCAAGAATAATTTTATTTCCACTAACCATTGTTTCAACCGCAACATGCGCATCTTTATCTTTTTCTAAATAGAGATCTAAAACTAAATCAGAAATCTGATCAGCTACTTTATCTGGATGACCTATTCCTACATATTCTGATGTTAAATATTTTTCTTTCATATTATATTATTTTTTAAATTATTAATCCATTTGTTACTCCTTCGCTATGAATTTCCTCCATTAATTTTAATAATCTTTTCCTTTCTCTATCAGATAATTCATTTTCTGTAATAAATGAATCTATTTTATTTAATAAACTGTTAGATAGATCTAAAAATAAAGAAGAACTTTCTATAACGATTTTATTTTCAAGAGTTGTTTTCATATTTTTTAATTTAAATTTTTATTTATAATCAGTTTCATCAATTCCTAAAATAAAAATACTTTTTATTTTTTCATAATTTTTATTTTCTCCTCTTATAGATGACGTTAATGTTTTTGATGGTAAAATAAGTGGAGGGCTCGCTACATAAAACTTATAGTCCATGAATGTCATCATAGTCCAAGAACCTCTATCTGCAATCATAGGAGTTTCATCCTGAAATTTGATATATCCTTCCATCGCTCTTTTATTCAAACCATAACATAAAAATGACCAACTCGCAAATCCTTTTGTCCAACGAGGTTTAACTCTTATATTTTGAGGTTCAAGCTTTGACATAAACGAATAAAGTAATATTCCTTCTGCATCATCAGGAATAGTATTCATATATTTAGGTAATAGTTCATTCCAATCTTTATGAAATGCACAATCATCTTCAAAAACAAATATGCTTTCTGCTCCTTCCAATAAAGCAGTTTTTATAACAGTATAATGACTCTGTAAAGCTCCAAGTTCATTTGGAAAATGAGGATTAAATCTTACATAATTTTTTGAAAGATCATTATACTTTTCTGCATAAGGTCTTATTAATTGTGCAGCATATCCAGGAATTACGGGACGATAAAAGTCAGCTTCGATTTTGTGCTTTTCTAGCTGACTTTTCATATATTCATATTTGTCTTCTCTTTCTTTAAGCGATATACATACTACTTTATCATATCGTTCATTAATTAAACTCATAATAATTTTCTTTACAACGTCTTTCCTCTAACCATTCCATATAATCGTTAGTATATAAAGTTACTCTATTAATATTATCCTTTAAAGATAATAATCCAGTTTCTTTGTGATATTCATCTCTAAGATTTGTATTATTATCTTCTAACCATGTTCCATATTCATTTGTGAAAGTTCCCTTATAATTGCAACTTCCTGTTTGTTGTTCCTGTGTTCTTCCACGAGTAGGAGGAAATCCTGTTTCGGATTTAAATCTAATTCTTATTTCTATAGGTGTCATAATTAAAATAATGATTTTGGTTTAACGTGCTTTGCTTTACTTAATGTTTGAACATCATCAACAAGTTTTTGAAATATCCATTCACTATCACAATGATCTTTTGTTACTTCATAACTACATTCAAGATATTTCTTTTTTAATTCTTTATTAGAATATATATCGTTAATTTTTTCAACCACTTCTTGTGCATTATGTAATCTCCAACCTTCTCCTCTTATTTTTTCTGCGTCTAAAAATAATCCATAATGTTCAAGATCTGAAAATTTTTGACCAGTTTTGTTTCCATTTTTATCATATACCCAACAATTTTTTGCCCAATGATAGCTAAACATTGGAATTGTTCCTACACCTACTATTTCACATTGAGCATATTCAAAATTGTCTCCATAAGCATCTTCAGCTAAATGATAAAAATCAGCACCTACTAATGAAGAACTTAATGTTTCCATTCCATCTATATAATCATAAGGACCAAAAATATAAACTTTACTTAGATCTCTTTTATCATTATCGATTACAAGACCATTTTCAATTGCTTTTGGATTGCATTCTATCATTTTAGAATTAGGAATTCGTTTTCCGATATCATCATAAAATATTGGTAATGCACCTAATGATCTCTCAACACCTTTCATTTCAAGTAATAGATTATTATTTTTAGCATAAGGTAATAATCCATAAAGTAATTCAGGAGCTTTGAATGTAGCAAATCGACCTAAATAGGTTATCTTTTTAAAATGATCGGATTTCTTATATTTTTCAAGAGGTTTAAAATTAAATCCTACATGTAATTGAATAAACTTATCTTTTATTTCTGAACCATAAAGTTCTACAAGTTTTTTATAAAATGGAGATGTAATACTATGAGATACAATTCCATCTACTAATTCACAAAGTTCAAAGAAATTTGCGTTTCTATGAATAGATGCAGGTTTATGATCATTTTGAAAAATAATCTTTTTTGTAGTAATGTCTTTAACCATTTGAAGAAAACCTTCTTGTGCCCATTCTGAGTGTTTTTTACTCGGAACACTATTTAAGAATACATAATCAAATTTATTCAATTCATCTGCAATAATTTTGATATTGTCTTTTGTAATGTCTTTATATTCTGGCATATCTTGAGCTTTTCCACGACCCCATTTCTTATCATCCATAACATAAACTTGATGTTCTATGTCGGCTCTTGAAAGAAATCCGCAAATTTCTATCATGTATCTAGTAACGCCTGCGCCTTCGATACCTCTTCCTAAAATAAGTGCTATTTTCATATTAAAATAAATTTTTAGATTTAACTTTTTCTAATTTTTTTCTTTCCTTTGGATATTCTATTAATAAATCATTTATATTTGAATACTTTAATTTTTTATGATTAAGATAGTTAAAAGTTTCAGACATTAACGGTTCTTTATTTGCAAAATTAAAATGAACTAATGGTTGTTTCTTAGGATATATTGTTTTTTTAACAAATTTTTCCATTATGATATTTGTATCTAATGTATCTAATTTATCTCGAATTTTACTTATTTCTCCTGGACCAACACACGTAATAGGAACTTTTTGAAACGCTTCTCTATTTAATGAAGTAAATACATCATCAAAAAATGGAACTTCTAAATAAAATACCGAAAAATCACAATTTCTATTACATCTTGATTTACTGTTTAATTCATCTATATAATCTGATTGACTCTTAAGCAATTTTATAAATGATGAAAACTTTTTATAAAATATTTCGCTAAATTTTCTTGTGTATGCTTTAGGAATAAAAAAGTTTGTAGCCATCATATATAATGGCTCTCCTCCCATATTATCTTTATACCATTTATAAACAATAGGCCATTTTTTCTTATAATCTTCTATTTTTGGCCATGTATCTTTATCATGAATAATTTTATCAGATTTCATTATTTCATAAAATGATTCATCATAAATTAAAATATCATCATCTGTCATATATAAATCATCATGTACCAATAATCCCATTTCAGAAATCATATTTAAAAAATACATTTTCTTACAATATGGAGCATTGGGTAAATAATATTTTCCATAATATTTGATAATATCACTTCTATCAAATACAGTTGTTCTAGATTTATCTACAATATCTTCGAATTCCGAAGAATCTTCTTTATCTACATAAAGAATAAGATTTTTTCTAAATCCATCGTGTAATTTGTGTTCGTAAAAAAGTTTAAAAATTGGAAGTTGGTGAGTAGTTACTGCTGTAATCATGCTACTACGTTTAAATGTATTTTATTCATTTATTATATTATATAAAATCGAGAAAGTTTTATTATTCTTGTTAAAAAACATTAAAAAAGGGAACCGAAGTTCCCTTATAAATTTTTCATCTTTTACTTAAATAGGTTTTATATCGAAAGTTACATCCCATCCATCTTCGCTAACTCTCCAATTTCCGGCATCTTCAAATCCGTGATTAGCTAAAACTTTTTCTATTTCACCATAATCAATTAAATCATGTGAACCTTCTGCAAAAGCCTCTATTTGATGCATTGCTTCACGAGTACTATCCCAACCATCTGGATCAAAATAAATAGTAGCGAATAAATCATCAGGATAAATTTGAATTTTACAATTATCAACCATGTCTTCTATTTTATCTTCGTAGTATTCTGCTTCATTTAATGATTCAAAAACAGGAAATGCCGATTGAATAAAAAAATCTCTATCAGCTACAGTAAAATTAATATCATATGCATTTTCAGCATCTATTACTTCAACTTCTATTTCATCATCTTTATGTTCTTCTAGAAAAGTTAACCATGACATTCCATCTTCGCCATCATCTTGAGCGTGGTTTCCATTAACTGACATTGTATTTGTTGTTTGCCAGTCTTCTGCCCAATCATCGCCGGCATACCAACTTAAAAGATAATCTACTGTAGTCTTAACAACATCTTTTGATACGTACTCTTCATTCAGAGCCTTTGTTTTTTTTAAATATTCTATTTTACGATCTTCTTCTCCTAAAAACTTATCAAGCTTAGTTTCTTTTTCTTTTTCAGCCTTCTTTTTCTCTGCTTTTTCAGCTTCTGCTTTTTCTTTTTCCTTTTGTTCTTTATACTGAAGTATCGCATTTTTCATTGAGCCTTTAAACTTATCATTGTAAAAGTCTTTAAATGAATTAACTACATTATTAGAACCACATCTAAAGATTTCATCTCTTTCATCTCCACTTAAATCATAAACTACAAAATATGTTTGAGGTTCTTGTGTAAGATTTGCAGGTTCTGATGGTTCTTCTACAGGAGTTTCTATATCAACTTCAGAATCAACTTCTACATCATCAACAGGTTCTTCAGGAGCTATATCATCTAATTGATTATCTGGAGAATCGAGATCTTCACCTTCTTCATCTTCTACGTCAAGATCTAAATCTAAATCAATGTCATCTTCACTTTCTTCGGCTTCATTTGTAGGATTAGGAACTTCTTGTTCTTCAAAAAACTCTTCTTTCTTTTCTTCTTCCGGTTCAAGTTCAGGGCCTTCGATTATTTCTTCTTCATCTTCAGGAAATGCGCCAAGGCCACCCTCGATTTCACCATCAGCATTTAGTTCTACTGGAAGTTCAAGAATACCTACCGCATAATCACTATCATGTAATTTGTAAATAGCTCCAGGTTCAGGAAACATTTTTTTGGCCT